CAGCGGGAGCGGATCGGGAAGCGGGGGCGGCGTGACGGGCGGAGTGGATGAGGACACGCCGTACCTGAAAGACCTGAATCAAATGAGCACGACGGCAAGGAAGTATTATCTTGATATCCAGAGAACTCTGCGATATGCAAAAACCAAAGAAGAGGCCGAGCGGGCAAAGAATTCACTGATCGCTGTAATGGATGCAGCATATGACGCCAATCAATTGACAACGGAGGAGTACAATAGGCTGCTGATGGAGTTCGGCGAGCACTGATACAGGAGATAGTATATGGCGAGAATTATCGGGAAAGAGTATCTTGCCCGCCAGAAGAGAGCCGAAGAAGCGAAGAAGAAGGGCGAGAAGCGGCAGGCAGATATTATCGTTGAGAGAGCCGACCAACAGATCGACAATATCATAAACAAGGCAAACGAGACGATCGGGCAGTATGTTCCAGGTGCAGCCCTGAGAAGGCTCGAAAATGGGACGCAGGGAGGATACCCGCAGCGGGAAGAGACGCGGCGGGTGATCGGGAAAGAATACCTTGCACGGGTCAGGGCGGAAACAGTTGAAAAGGCAAAAGCCAAGGCTGGCCAGATCAACAGCACGGCGGTGAAGAGCGCCTATAAGCAAGTGCGAAAGGATGCCCGCGGGAAAGCGGAGCGGCATGTGGCGGTCAACACGACGGCCCCGCTGGATTTTGCGGAGGCCGGAAGGTATCAGGCAAAGTTTTTGAGCGGCCGCAGCGTTGACAAGGTGCAGCGGGAGTATGACACCACGCGGGAGCGCGCGGAGGAATACCGCCAGAAGGCACTGCATCTGCGGGAGACCGGAGATGCGCAGCAGGAGGCCAGCAGTACCGCTGCGACCGGGAAGGACCGCGAGGATGCTACCCGGTTTGGCTCCTCGCTGACGCGATCCGCCGACCAGTGGGACAAGCTCGCACAGGAGGAGAGCAGCAAGGCGCTCGAGCTTGCGCGGGAGCTGGGATACGCCAAGGTGTATCAAGTCCAAAAGACAGAGAGCGACATCGTCAGCAAGCCGGATTTCGCGCAGAAGTCGGAGGCAGACCCGAAGGTGCTGGAGCTCGGCAACGAGGAGAACCGGCCGCAAATGAGCCGCGCGACGGCCATCTACGGGGGAATCAACCATTCGCCGTATTTCGAGACCCGCGGCTCGGAAACGTTTATGACGGACAAGGAGGTAAAGATCTTTACCTACCTCTACAACACGCAGGGCGAAAAGGCGGCGGAGCAGTATTACGACATGCTGTCAGACACGCTGGAGCTGCGGCGCGGCACGGAAAAGGCGGCCGGGCTCGACAACACGTTCGAGCGGACGATGTTCTCGCTCAGCCAGGGCGTGCGGCGCTTTGGGCGCGGAATCGAACAATTGTTCACAGACGAGCAGCTGCCGCTCTATGGTGAGGACTACGCCGAAAACATCATCAACGCCAACGCGAGCCACGGCGAGAGGATCCTCTACAGCGCGGCAAACAGCATCGGCAACATGCTGCCGATGGTCGCGATCTCTGCGGCGACGCAGGGCATCGGCGGCGCAGTCGGCCTGAGCGCGGAGGCAGCACAGGCGGCGGGCAAGGCTGCCGGTGTGGCCAGCATGTTTGCAGGTGCAAAAGGAAACGCCTACACCGAGGCCATGCAGCAGGGCATGACCAAGGCGCAGGCGTCTACCTATTCGACGCTCGTCGGCGCGAGCGAGGCTGGGCTGGAGTATCTCATCGGCGGTATCAGCCGGTTCAGCATGGGCAGCGGCATCGGCGACTTCGTGCAGGAGGCGATCTCTGGGCTGGGCCGCGGCTATGCGCGCGTGGCCTTCCGCTTCGCGGGCAGCCTGATCGGAGGCTCGATTGACGAGATCATCGAGGAAAACACGCAGAACTATCTGGAGCCGCTGTTTATCAACTACGTCACCGGCAAAGAAGCGGAAATGCCGGGGTGGGACGAGTTCATCGAAACGACCCTCTCCACGCTCATCACGACGGGCGTGATGGAGAGCCACGGCTCATTCGTCGAAGCGAAGCGAAACATCGCCTTCACACCGTTCGAGGCGCAGCTGGAATGGGTGTCCGCCGCGAAGAATGTGTTTGCAGAAGGGACGGACGTTGCGGAATTTGCGGACGTGCTCGAGAGCCGCCTGCAGGCCGGAGACCCGATGAGCTACAAGGAGTTCCGCGAGGGCATCCGCGCCCTCGGCGTGGATGAAAAGACCATGGGCCGGATCGCAAAAGGCAAACTGACGGTCGATGAGGTCTTGACGTCCACGGAGAACGGCGATAAAATCAGCCTGAAGGAGTGGCAGGCCGGGCAGAATAGCACGGCGCAGCAGGGACAGAGCCAGACGCAGCGGGCCGAAACGGAACAGGCGGAGAACAACAATGTTGAGGAGGCCATGACCGCAGCGGAGCAGGAGGCCGACCGACTGATCGCCGAGTGGAACCGCGGCGAGAACAGCAGTTATGAGTTGGGGCAGAAGGCGCAGCGCGTGATGCAGCAGCTCGAAGAAGAAGTGCGAGAGGGAACTGCGACGGATCCCGGCAGTTACATGAACCGCCAGATCCAGCTGCAGGAGATCGTGCGCTCTGCACCGGAGGCGAGCACTGCGCAGCAGGCCGCTCAAAACACGACAGAAGGGATTGACAACAATGGCAGAACGGAAATTTTTGATGACGGCGCGCAACGGGATGCAGGTCTGGGTACCGGAGAGCAAGCTGGAGCAGTGGCAGAGGGCGCAGGAGGACCAGTCGCCGGAGGCGCAGGAACGCAGACGCAAAACGGCCGAGCGGATCTTAGCGGCGGTCGAGAGGCTGTCAGCGCAAGGGAAATCGGAGTAAAGGGCGGCACAGCAGAGAAAAATATCCACGTCGTTATCCCTGCCGAGATCGACACGACGCAGGCGGCGGATGCCGCGCTCGCCGAAAAAATGAACCGCATCGTCGTGGAAGCGGCTGCAAAGGGGCAGGACGTCACGTTTGTCTCCGGCGCGCTCACAGTCGAGTCCGGGAACCGGACCGTGCGCGTGGAAGGCGTGCGCCAGACCGGCGACAACGGCAGAACGCAGATCTATTTGCAGATAGACGGCCGCCGGGACATGGAGCGCATCTACCGCCACGAGGATTTCCACGACGCGGTGGAGGAACAGCCGGGGCTGCTGCAGCGCCTTGCAGACCGGCTCATGCAGGAGTACGGCCGCGAGGAAATGCTGCGCATGGCGATTGACTATGCAGAGGCCTACGACGGCATTTACGGCGAATTTACCGAGGACATGACGGAGGAACAGGAGAACGAGCTTGCGGTCCGGTACATGGAGGAGGTCTTTGCGGATGCCTACGCAGGGATCCGCAGAGGGCAGCGGCGCATCCGCTCCGCGCAGAAAACGCTGGAAAACAGCGGGGAGATCGAGACGCTCCGGACAAGGGGCCAGACGGCGCAGAACGTGCAGGAGGAGCAGAACGGGAAACTGTCTATTGCAGATGGACTGCTCGACAAACTTCGGCGCGTAGCAGAAAACAGGTATCGCGGAGCTGACGAAATCTATATCGGGGAAACATCGGACTTTTTGACACGGGAGATCGGTGTCGATGCGGCAAAGGTCACAATGCCCGCGAGCAAAGCGTACGCCGCAATGGTTACCGAAGAGCGGGCCAAGATGGATGACCGATACAACAAAAACACAAACTATCACGGGCTAGGAGCGGATGGGCTGCTCGAAATCCTTGAAAAATCGGAAAATCCAGTGGCGGCTTTTGTTTCCAAGCCGGGAGAAAAAGGAAGCCGCCGCAACCGCCTAGTGCTTGTAACAGACAAAGAAATCAATGGCGGGACGGCGGTAGTAGTTGAAGAAATTGAAACTAGAGGAAAATACAAAAACAAACTACTCGATGTAAACAAAGTAATAACAGCGTACGAACGCGATAAAGTAGCAAACGACATTGAAACCGCCGCAGCAACTGGAAAGCTCTTGTTTTTGGATAAAAAAAGAAGCCAGAGCTTAAATGCTGGGAACCAAGGGTCCAATTCCCAGGGAACCATGCAAAGCTCTGACTTCCAGACTAATATACAAAACTTTCTCGCAGATGTCAAGTGGGAATCCGGGGCATACGATAAAAAAGTTTCAGAAAGCGGACCGGCCGAGAGCGATATCGCGGCAGCATTCCGAAAAGCGATGGAGAAGAAGGCAAGTTTCTCGGTATCGGACGACCTAAATGATCTGAACATGCAGGTGCAGAGGGCCGAGGCTGCGACGCGCAGCGACGCGCTCACGGCACGGGCGGAAGCCGAACTGCAGGAGTACCTGAAAAAGGGAAAGAGCGAACTGGAACAGTCCATCAGCAAGATGAGCGACGCAGCCCTGAAAAAGCAGACCGAGCGGGTCAAGCAGGCCATGACGGCAGAGTCGGAGGGTCTGCGAGTCAACGAGGCGGCCGAGGCCGTGACAGAGGGCGTGCAGAAATACGCTGAGAGCCGCAACCAGCGCCTCGGAGACATGCTGCAGATGATCAAGTCTGAGCAGAACAAGCGCGCAGCGGCAAAGCGAGAGGCAGAAAAGCAGCGCCGCGCAGAGGCCCGGAAGACGCCGGAAGCGAAGCTCCAGCGTAAGGTCGACAAGCTGCAGAAGCAGATCGACATTGAGCGGGCGGCGCTCCGGCAGGCAAAGCAGGGTGGGACGCTCACCAGAGAGATGGCAGAGCAGAGCGAGGAGCGCATCACGGGCCTCCGACAGGAACTCCTCGACTATAAAAACGGACTGCAGGAGAAAAAGACCGCGGAGCGCGAGGAGAAAAAGCGCCAGCAGGATCAGGCAGCCAAAGAGGCGATCCAGAAGGAAAAGCCCCGTCAGGCCACGAGAGACCTGACGAACGCGCTGATCGAGAGCTTTAACGTCCCGGAGGCAAACCGCACACAGGCGACGATCCAGATCCGCGAGCTTGCCGAGCAGGCCTATCAGGAGGGGCAGAAAGGCCCCATCACAAACGAACTGCGCAACAAGATGCTCGATACGCTGATCGAGCTGGGGACGGAGCGGGAGATGCTCGACAACCGGGAAAGCGAGATCAGCCAGCGGCTACGCGAAAAGTGGATCCAAGTGCCAGACGAGGTAAGAACCGCGTTCGGCGAGGAGTGGGGCGGCATCAAGGAAAGCGCGTATGACAGCGGGATCTATTTTACCTACAAGGACGGATACCGCAGCATCCAGAGCTGGACAGCAGAGCTGCAGAAGGAATTCGGGCAGATGTTTGACACGACCCGCAGCCTGCAGCAGCAGCTGCGCGACATCGTGAACCTGGCGTCGGAAGGCTACGGGAAGCAGATGACCATCGGCGACATGATCCGGCAGAATGCAGACGACTACAGCTGGAGCATGCGCGAGAAGGTCGAGGAGCTGGGGAAGGTGCTGGACGACCAGCTGCAGCGGTTTGGTGAGAAGGCAAACATCGAGGTCAAGCTCGCGGCCAGGTCGGCAAAGTCCCTGCAGGCGCAGCAGCAGTATTTCGAGAACCGGCTGCGCAGCCGGACGGAGCAGCAGATGGAGAGCCTAGCCCGCGAGAAGCTACTCAAGAGCGCAAAGCAGCTGAGCCGCATGGCGAACAAATCATCTGCGGAGCAGCGGGCCGCGATCCAGAAGGTCATCGGCAACATCGATCTCGTGGCAAGAAGCATCACGCCGGACGGTATCGAGAATCTGCAGGAGCTTGCGCTGAGCTACCGGCAGGCCATGGAAGCCATGGGCGAGAATTTTATCCGCGATAAGGACGTAGAGGACCGGCTGGCCAGACTGGACAAGAAGCGCATCGATAACATGGACGACATGGACGAGGTGCGGCAGCTTGCGCAGGACATTACAGCGGTAGCAACGCAGATCCGAAATCAGAATCAGATGCTCGCGACCGTGCGCCGCGAGACAGTGTCTGAAATGGCCGAGAACGTCCGAAAGGAAGTAAAGGCCGCGAAGGGGAGCAACGCAGGCAAGGCCAGAGACTTTGTCCTGATGCAGACCGACGCGAAGCGCTTTTTCTTGGAACTGGGAGGCTGGAAGGAAGACGGCGCGACAGCCGAGCTGCTGCACGGGCTGGAACGCGGAGAGGAGAAACGCCGCCTGTATGAGATGCGGGCGCAGGGCCTCTTTAACGGGTTCCTCGCGGACAAGGCAAACAAGAAATGGGTCGAGAGCGCAACCGGCAAGGATGCGCAGTGGATCACAGTCGACACGCCGCGCGGCGCAGCCGTCATTAAGGACGGGACGGCGAGCGCGATCAATGAGCTGACAATGACCCCGATGATGCGCGTCTCCCTGATCATGCACAGCAAAAACGAGGACAACCTGCGGCACATTGCCGAGGGCGGTATGCGCGTGCCGAACCGTGCGCTCTACAAGAAGGGCAACATCTCGGAGGCATATGCGCGCGGAGACGTTGTGACGCTGACGCCGCAGGCCGTGCGGGATATCGTGCGCGGCGCAACGGCGCAGGAGATCCAGTTTGCCGCGATCCTGAGCAAGTATTTTGACGGGCAGGCCAAAAACGCGATCAACGAGGTATCCATGATCATGGACGGCTACGAGAAGGCCATGGTCAAAAACTATTTCCCGATCGAGTCCGACCGCGCGTTTACCGTGCAGGACAATGATCAGGTGCGCAACGACATTTCGCTGACCGGGCTCGGGTTTCTAAAGCAGAGAACCGGGAAGGGAGCGAACCCTGTATTGCTGCAGGACGCCTCGCAGACGTTCCAGCGGAGCGTGGAATCCGTCAGCAAATACTACGGCCTGGCGCTGCCAATCCGCGATCTGAACGCCGTCATGAACAGCACCTATTACGAGAACGCCGGGAAGGTCCGGATGTCGCAGACGGACAAGCTGCTCGGACGAGACCGAAGCAAGGAGGGCGGCGGCGCGATCCGCACGCAGAGCGCAGAAAGCGTGCGGAATGTGATCGCCGGGAAGTGGGGCAAAAGCTCCATCAACTACATCGAAAAGCTCGTCGGGGACCTCCAGCGCAGCGGGAAGGACATGGATGCCTTCTCCGGCTTCTTCGGGTGGCTGCGCGGTCAGTATGCGAGCGCGGTGATCTCGTTTAACCCGAGCTCGATGCTCAAGCAGTGGGGCAGTTATGCAACGGCCATGGCGTATCTCAGCCCCGGCGATCTTGCAGCGGGACTGCTGCGGGGCATGAAGGGCAAGGTCAGCACGGACACGCTGGGGCAGTACAGCTCCGTCTACTGGTACCGCAATCAGGGCAACGCGACGCAGGAGCTGCACGACCTGACCACAAACGAGGCGCTCGTGACAAAACTCCCGCTCGGCTACAACTGGGCGCAGGCAATGGACAGCTTTATCACGCGCCGCCTGATGCTGGCCTGCGAACGGAACGTGAGCCGCACGACAGGGCTGACGCCGGGCACGTCCGAGGAGATCAACAGCGGGACGGATGCCTACTGGACGAAGGTCGCGACGCTGTTTAACAAGGTCGTGCTGGACACGCAGTCCAACTCGAGCATTCTGGAGCGTGCGGCCGTCGCCCGCGCGAATCCGAACAACATCAGCCGATTTATGACGATGTTCCGCGCGGATGCCTTCCAAAGCTTCAACCTGCTCCGCGAGGGGCAGGGCAAGTACCAGGCGGCGAGAGCGGCCTACATGCAGAACAAGACGGCTGAGAACCGCAGAGCGATGATCGCAGCGCGGAAGCAGCTGGCAAGGTCCGGCGCGGCCGTGATCGCATCGCAGTTTGTGTCCGCCTCCATCAGCGTCATGATCAATGCGCTGCGGCGGAGAGATGAGCTGTGGGACGAGGACGGACTCAACTGGGGCGAGGTCGCGAAGCAGCTCGGGCTCGGCATGATAGAGGGCCTTGCAGGCATCTCCATCGCCGGTGAGGAGCTGGTGGGCCTTGTGGAGTCCATCGCCTTTGATGAGACGTGGTACGGCCCGGACGTCAACGCGCTGCAGCTGCTGACCGACACTGCCGAGAGCGCGATCAGCGCAGCGAAGATCCTCAAGAACGGCAAATGGGAGCTTGCGCCAGGCGCGCTGAAGGATCTGGCGCTGGAGGCATCCACGGTCATGGGCCTGCCGCTCAAAAACGTCGAAAAGTATGTGCAGGTCCTGCCGAGATGGGTCGCGCCGGAACTCATGGCAGAGTACGACAACATCTGGGACGAGGTCGACCGGAACGCGCTCTCCAAGTCGTCCGTGCTGGACATCAAGGCGGACATCGGCGTGCTGCTCGACAACCGCACCGAGGACATGAGCGACGAGGACAAGGAGGAACTGACAAGGCTCTACCTTGCAGGCGGGACCGGAGCGCTCCCGGCAGCCGTGCCGAACGCCATCAAGTACACCGATGACAACGGCGAGGAAGTGACAGAACAGCTTGACTACAGCCAGAAGCAGACGTACAAAAAGGAGTGGAGCAAGATCGTCTCCGGAGCGATCGGGGCACTGCTGAAGTCTGACCTCTACAACGAGGCGGACGACAAGACCAAGACAAAAATGCTCAACAACCTGTATACCTATGCAAACGGGCTTTCGGCCGAGAAGGTCGTACCGGAGAAAACGGCAGACGGGTGGATCGATGATGCCAGAACGCTCAGCGGAGAGGGCGTCAAGATCGCGGATTATATCCAGTGGCACACGATGCTCAGCGAGATGGATTCCGACGACGCGAGCGGTACCAGCAGGACGGGCCTGAAAAATGCCCGAGCGCTGGAGCTGGCGAACGAAAAGGGATGGACGTGGGCCGTCCCGTCGGATGCACCGGACGAGCTGAAATGGATGGAAGACGACACGGAGCAGACGCTGCAGCTCACGGATGCGCAGAAGAAGCAGTATCGAAAGACATGGACCGGGATCGTGTACGGGAGCGTCGGGGATCTGATGCAGTCCGACGAGTACCAGAGCGGGACCGAGAAGGAGCGCGGCGCGCTCATCCAGAAGCTGACGTCCTATGCCTCCGCGCTGGCGGCATACGAGATCGAGCCGAAGAAAGTGCCGGACACATGGATCCTCGGCGGGCAGCAGGCCGTGAAAGACGGCGTGCCGCTGGACGAGTACATCGTTTTCCGCGCGCTCTACAGCGAGCTGGACAGCATCAACGAGGACGGCGACGAGGAGAGCGGCCTAAAAAACAAGCGGACGCTGGATCTCATCGAGTCCATGGGATGGAGCGACCAGGCAGAGCAGAGTGCCTATATCAACACGGTAGCCTCGGAGAGCAAGGAGGCAGAGGCGGAGGCGCTGCAAAAAGCCGGAATGACGTGGGAGCAGGCAAATGACGTACTGGCCGTGCCGGGAACCGGCGTAGTCAAGAAGGCGGCCGTCACGGCGACCAACGCGAGCGAGGCGACCAAGGCAAAGGTCCTTGCGAGCTACGACAAGAGCGAAAAGCAGAAGACAGCGAAGCTCGTCATGACCGGGTTGAAATACGGCATCCCGATGCGGCGCTACACGGACGTGCTGCAGAACGCAGACGCGGACGGCAGCGGCGGCGTCTCGCAGGAGGAGGCCGGGAAGTACATCGCGACGCTGGGCCTCAGCGTACAGGAGGCGGCGTACCTCTGGCAGATGGTCACGAACGGCAAGGAAGGCAAGAAAAACCCATTTTCGAGCTATTTCGGGGCGGAGTTTTACAGCGCCGCAGGAGCGTTTGACTGAAAACAAGATACCGCACAGCGGGGGAGGGCGAAAGCCCTCTCCCATTTTTATGCACAGGAGGGGGAACTATGTCAAAGGGCAGGATGCAGGCGGGGAGCTGCACGGCCGGGATGCGGCGCGAGGAGGTCGAGGCACTGATCCGGGCGGCAAACCTCGGGGAGGAGGACAGCTACATCGCGCGGCGGTGCCTGATCGATCAGGTGGCGCAGCTGGACATTGCGTTTGAAATGGAGGACAAATTCGGGCAGGGGATGACGCGGAGCACGGTGTCCCGCCGGATGCAGGGGATCGAGCGGAGGCTGCACACATTGCGGGCACAGACGCGCCGGAAGCGGGCACAGCGCAGCGGCTGAGACGGTATGATATATCCATCAAAGACAGGAGGCGGAGACAATGGCATATCCCTATCAGACCGGGTACAATCAGGTGATGCCGCCGGTATACGGCGGGTACGGGCAGCAGCTGCAGCCGCAGGGGCCGATGTGCAGGATGGTATCGAGCCGCGAGGAGGCAAGCTCGACGCCGGTGGACTTTTCCGGCAGCCTGATGGTGTTTGCGGACGTCCAAAACAACCGCATCTACACCAAGCGCTGGGACGCTGCGGCGGGCGCTGCACGCTTTGGGGAGTATATTCCAGCGCCGCCTCCGCAGCCCGCGCAGAACGGCACACAGACCGCGACAGACCCGGTGCTGACGATGCTGCAGCAGATGCAGGCGCAGCTTAACGGCATCAGCGAGCGGCTCACTGCCGCAGAAAAGAAGGAGGAACCGGCAGAATGAATCCGCTCATGATGATGATCCAGATGGCGCAGCGGGGCCGGAACCCGCTGGGTGCCCTGCAGCAGATGGGCGCGGGGCCTCAGCTCCAACAGATGCAGCAGATGCTGGCGGGCAAAAATTATAACCAGCTCCTCCAGATGGCGGACAACGCCGCGCGGGAGCGCGGTACGACGGTAGAGCAGATGGCACAGCAGCTGGGGCTGCCTTTCCGTCGGTAAGCATATCAACTCGGTTTGCGGATCCTGACAAAAGCCGCGCAGCAAGGACTCACCGGGCGCGCGCGGCCCGTGGGATCATAAAAACTGAGGAGGATACAACAATGGCAGATGATTTTGGCATGGGGTATGCGCTGGGCGCTGACTCCGGCAACCGCAACAACAACGATATGTTTGGCGGCGGATCTTGGTGGATCGTGATCATCCTGTTCGCCCTGATTTTTGGAAACAACTGGGGCAACAACGGCAACAACGGGGCCGGTATGGCGGTGCCGTATCTCAGCGGCATCGACACGCGGCAGGCAGTCAACGACGGCTTTGTGACGGCAGAGATCCAGAGCGGCATCCGCGGGCTCCAGAACGGCCTGTGCGACGGCTTTTACGCCATGAACACCGGCATGCTCAACGGGCAGATCGCGATGCAGCAGGGCTTTAACGCCACGCAGATGGGCATGATGCAGGGCTTTAACGGGGTACAGGGACAGATCTGCGACCTCGGTGCGAGACAGCAGCAGTGCTGCTGCGAGACGCAGCGCCTGATGGAGCGCGGCTTTGCCGACACCAACTACAACCTCGCGACGCAGAGCTGCGACATCCGCAACACCATCCAGAGCACAGCCCGCGACGTGATCGACAACGCCAACGCCAACACGCGCAGCATCCTGGACTTTATGGTCAACGACAAGATCTCGACCCTGCAGCAGGAAAACCAGACGCTCCGTCTGGCCGCCTCGCAGAGCGAGCAGAACGCCGTGCTCAAGGCCGCGATGGACGCCAACACGGCAGAGCTGATCCGCCGGACCGGCAACTCGACGCCGCAGCCGACGTACCTCGTCCAGAACCCGCACGCTGCTTACTGCGGCGCAGGCTGCCAGCAGGGCTACGGCTGCTGCTGACGGGATGAGAGATCGGGGCGGCATCTGCCGCCCCTGAGCAAAGGAGGATATACCATGGCATGCAACAACGTGTGTAAGCTGTGCCGCCGCCTTGTGATCTCGCAGGCCGTGACGTTTGCGGACGGCGTGCTGACGATCAACCTGCCGGCCGGGAGCTACAACGACGGCGAGAAATACTGTCTCGTCGTGGCGCAGACGATCCCGACGACGGCGACCATCACGGCTCCGGTCGTGGTGACGATCGGCAGCGGGACAGTACAGTATCCGCTGACAAGCTGCGGCTGCGCACAGTTGACCGCCTGTGCGATCCGCACGCGGACAAAGTACAGCACGGTGCTCAACACCACCGCGACGGGCGGCAGTTTTCGGCTGCTGGGTCGCGCTGCCTGCGCGCCGAGCAGCAATCTGGCGAGCGTCAACGGCACGGCGCCGACGGCATAAGGAGGGACGATATGGACGCCAGGACAAAAATGATGTTCTACCGCCGCGGGAGCGGCGAGGAGGAACGCAGAGACCGGCCGGAGGGCCGATTCCGCGACGGGCGCGGACGCGAGCGCTACAATGACGGCCGCTATGCACCGCGCAGCGACGGAGACTATGATCGCCGATACCGCGACGAGCCGATGGGCCGCCGGTACGACATCGAGCCGAGAGGCGGCGGCCGAAGCCGCGAGCCGGGGCGCCGAGAGATGGGGCATATCGGATTCGAGCAGCAGGACGATGACGAGCGTCTGTCGTGGGAGGAGGCCGAGAAGTGGGTCGGCGGCATGAAAAACGCCGACGGCACGGTCGGCGCGAAGTGGGCACCGGACCATGTGCTCAAGATGATGCACGAGCGCGGCATTGACTGCGACCCAATCGAATTTTGGTGCGCAATGAATGCGGTGTACAGCGATTTTTGCGAGGTACTCATGGACCACGGCTGCAGCGGGACGGACCTCTACCTCGATCTCGCCAAGGCGTGGCTCGAGGACAAGGACGCCGTGCCGGACAAGGCGCGCGTGTACTACGAGTGCATCGTGGAGTGACACAAAAACAGCCCCGGCAGGAGACTGCCGGGGCCTTTTGTGCACCGAATGAGCACCGAGAGTTTTGCAGATTTGAAAATCGAGGTAAGAGAAAGTTGAAGTTTGAGCAATGTAAAGAGAGAAAATGAGATGCGTTGAGAGGCAGTGAGATGAGAAAAGAAAAGAATGGACAAAATCGGTTGTTGATATTCATCATTCTTGTAAGAGAGATAAAAACGCCGGAACCATTGAAAACACAATGGTTCCGGCGTTTTTGCAGATGACACATAGGGTGGATAACACCGAAAAAGCACCGAAAATCACGGGGTGTTCGGGGGCGGGAGCGGGACGGCATCCAGGACGGTGAGCGCGCGCTCCTCCTCGCGGGGGTAGAGGTGGGCATAGGTGGACCAGGTGACCTGCACGTTGGAGTGACCGAGGCGGCGCGCGACCTCTTGTATGTTGATGCCGTGATTAACAAGCAGTGAGGCGTGGGAATGGCGAAAGTCATGGAGGCGGATCTGTGGGAGCCCGGCGTCGACCGCATAGGAACTATTGCGTTTACGGACCGCGTCAGCGGAAAGATGGGAAGGGCCGCCGCAGACGAGAAAATCCTGCGAAAAACCGGGCATGCTGCGCTGGGCACGGAGGTGCGCCTGCAGCTCATCGAAAAGGGGGGATGGGATGCCAACATCGCGGACAGAGGACTCCGTTTTGACAGGCCCCTCCCTAAACCGCTTGGAATAAGTGCGGCGGATGCGGATCAGGCGGGCGGGGAAGTCGATATCCGTCCAGTGCAAGGCAAGGACTTCGCCGGGCCGCATGCCGGTATAAAATGCGAGGACAAAAAACATCATGTGTTGCCGTTCGCGAATGGGATTTTGGGCGGCGGAAACGGCTGCGGCTGCCGATGCGTAAAAACGCTGGAATTGCTCTGCGGTATAGTATTGCAAATCGTGCTTCGGGGCGTCTGGCATGGCCTTACGTTGGCGGCGGAGCCGCCCGAAGGGAGACTCTGTGATGATGCGGAGTTCGACGGCGCGCGCGAACATTGATTTTGTGATCGTGTAAACCTCGGAAATGGTATTGGGCGCGAGGCCCTTGCCGTGCAGGGCAGCGACCCAATCGGCGACGTGGCGCGGGGTGACGGCGCACATCCGCAGCGGGCCGAAAAATGGGAGTGCATGATTTCGGAGGCGGGCTCCGTGCGAAGTGAGCGAAGATTTACGGACCTCATTGGACTTGTATGAGAGAAACTGCGGGATAAACTCGGCGACGGTGAGGCGGTCGTCGGCGGTAGGGGCGGGGGATTTGGCCTCGGCGCTGAGCTGGCGCTCCATCTCGGCTGCCTCGGCCTTGCCGTAGACGATGCGCTCGATCCGGCGGTAGGCTCCGGTGTCGGGATCGGTATAATTGACGCGGACGCGATAGCCCTGCAGGCCGTCGCGCTTTTTTTGTATTTTTGTGATCGGCATAGCAGACTCTCCTTGGGGCCTTTCAGCTGCGGAACCAGCCGACGTGGGGGTTGCAAAGGTCGAAGGCCAGTAAAAAGGCAAGGACGGCGACCAGAGCAAGGCAGATAATGCCGAGG